AATTCAGTATAATTGCCTATATTATTCATTATATCGAAATATAATTTTTCGCCCAACAAAGGATACAATTCAGTCATTTGAGCCTGCAATACCGTTTCATTAAATTTAGCAATATTAATAGAATTACTAACTTGTTTAAACTGCTGTACTTTTGTTATCGTTACTAATGGTATCATGCTTTACCTCCTATATTAGTTTGTTTTGGTGTACCTAAAATTTCTCGTGCTAAATTATCCGCAAAACCATAAATTATTTTTAGAACTGCAATTGCACTTTCATAATCGGTCAATCTTTGACTTACCGACTGTTGAATTGACAAGATGCCTTGAACGCCACCAACTCCAAACTCTGAAAATCTTGATGAAATTTGTTCATCTTCAGTATTTGTCGAATCTAATAAATCAGTTGCTCCAAATTTTAAAAATTTAATATTTCCACCCTGCCACATTTCTTGGTTTTGCACAATATCGTTAATAATAGCCTCAACTATACTTCTCTCTTTGTCGCAATTCTTATAATATAACTCTTGCATTGCTTTTAAGCTTTCGCCACTATTGCCAAACATTGCACTATCAGGATTTTTGACAAGACCAACTGGCAAATTATTATAAGCCATTAAGATATTTTTTGAAGTTATATTTTCGGTATATTCAAACATCTTATCATCCATTGTGCTATCAATTTTGATAATCTTAAACACATCGTCAATTTTACCATCTAAATTTGATGCCTGCAAAACCAACGCACCGCCAGCATTCTCTGCACCAATAAAAGATGTTAAAGTGTTTTTAACCTCGTCTGCTTCTGAATTTTTACGCATCCATAAAGGATTTGTTACTAAATCACCTATTTCATTAATTATAGTTTCAGGCTCGTCATTAGTAACCAATGGTTGTGTAACTATAATTTGTTTCCCGAAGAAACCCCTTCTCAAAAGTTGATTTCGATACACCGATGCTTGCGCCTCACTATCGCAATCATTCAAAACTGAGTCAATTCTACTCAAAGGATAGATATATTTTCTATCTAAATTGATATAAAGAATTTGCCCTTTATATTTTTGAATTACTCCAGCTTTTTCTATTTGACTTGCAACAATTTGTTTATCGTTATTGTAAACGTCAAAAATTATAGGGTCTTCTTTTTTATCGTTCCAATTATTCTTGAAATAAATTTTGCCGTTGTAATCGTTGCTGTCTTTTTTACCAATTCTACATCTTTCAAAAGGAATAATTTTTGGAGAAATCGGTTCAAAATTAAGATTATAATCAAAATGTATAAAACAACCTTTGTTATCTACAATTTCCTGTGTTAAATCGTTTGCAAAATCTATAAGCTTTTGATTATCAGAAATTTTATATTTGTCGGCAAGTCCTAAACCACCACCAATAATAAAACGTGTCATCATTTCAGATGCCATTTTCGCTGTAATGGAATTATTTTTAATAGCATCAACTCGCTCACTATAAGCGTTATCAATGCCGTTCGTGTAAATTTCTAATTTACCATCCCATTTTACAATTTTTTTATCTATTTCGACAACATCAATTTTCATTATCTTTTATTTTTTTTCTTAAAAGTAGGTTTTACAATTTCTGCAACAACATCAATATTCTTAATTTCTTTTTCAGTAATATTATCAGTTGGAAATTTTGCAAATAAATCTTCTAACTTGAAATTTTCATTTAATTCTGAAAATCTATCAATCAATATTCTTGCATATTCATCAGTTAAATTTTCGTTCGTAACAAAAACATTACTTCCAAATTCTAATTGTAATCCTTCTCTTTTTTTTAATAATTCGTATTGTGAGTTATTTTCCATTTTTCTAAATTTTTTAACAAATTCATTATGATATTCCTTTAAACAAGTTTGACAACTTGGGTTTACTTTTTCAACTGAAAATTCTTTTTTATAGTCAATTAAAAACTGCTGTAAAAAAGAACAATCATTAACATCTTTTCCGCTAATGATTGTTTCTAATTTCATTGAATGCCAATCCATTAGGATGTAAATTTAGCTTCAAACGCCGTCAACGTTGTTGCATAATCTGTTTCTAATAATGTTTTAGGCAAATCGGTTTCATCCTCTCCCTCTGCACTAGATAATGCAAAATTTATAATTCCGTTGTTTTCTTTTGAGTTGTAAGTCATTGTTTCCAACTCCAACCCACTTTGTAATCCGTAAATTTCAAAAGCATCAGCGTTTAGTGCTCCTTTGTATTTTCTGTTTACAATTACAACATATTTTCCACCGCTAGCAAGTTTACCAGCCTGCTCTTTGTTTGCTGTGTTTGGAGTTAAAATAACACCATTAAACATATGTTTGAAAGTATCAAAAGAAAACTCTTGTTTTACTAACTCGAATGCTGTATTATTAACCTGTTTTACACCTTGTAACAAATAACCTGTTTTACCCGATTTTAAAGCAAAATTTGTTACTTTATTTTTGTTACCAGCATCGTAAGTAATTGCTGAATAATCAATATCATTTCTATTAATTAATAACACATCGTTTTCTAGTCCACCTTGCGCTTTGTCATCGCAAGACAATACAAAATCAGCGTCTAATATTCCACAGATAACTGCCATATCTTTATATTTTTAATTGTTAAAGAAGTGGGTTAAATTAATAACCCACCGCTGTTAAATATGATTCCATGTGTTTGGCATCTATTGAATAAATACCATCCATATAATTTTTCTTTGTTACTCTATCATAGAACGCTTCAATTGTACCAAAATCCCCAGCCGACAACGTACCTACTTTTAAATTCATTGGAGTTGAAAGCACCGCTCTGTGTGGTAAGTTCCATTTAGTACCATTGTTTTGGTAAGCATCAATAACTCTGTCCCAAAGGTTAATTTCTACAACTTCAATACCTCTGTAACGTGCAACTAATTGACCATCTTCGTTGATAGTTGTGTTTCCAGCTCCAGCATTCTGTATAGATTCTAAATCAGTTATGTATTGGTCAAAAATTGTACTCGTTACATAAAATTTTGCCATACCCGATTTAATTAATCTTTTATCAGCTTTTGCATAAACACCTTTTAAAATTGCCAATCCATCGCCAGCAGCTAAAGTTTGTAAAGCGTAACTTGCAGCAGCGTTTTTAGTAATTGTGTATTTTGAAGTTGTTACTTCTGCAATTATTTGTTTGAAAAAACCATCAAAAGTATTGAAATAACCTTTATCAGTTCCGTTTTTTAATACGCCTCCGTTTGCAATTGTTTCAGCAGCTGTATCGTTAAACCAAACTTTTCGCAAAAGTTCTTCTGGCAATCTTTCTATAATTTTTGCAATTAAGAAACTACCTACTGAACTTTGTGAACCCTCTACAATGTTGTAAAAGTCTGGATTCATTTTAGACATTTGATTAACCAATTTATCCTGTGCATTTACATCAACTGAACATTGAGTTAATCTAAAATCTTCTTTCACTGGCGACCATTTCTTTTCTGTTAAAGAAATTCCAGTAACTTCATTAGGCGTGCAACCTGCCACGGCTTTACCCATTAATCCTAAATTTCCTGCGAACACTATTTGTGTATCGTACTGAATTCCTTCTTCTACATCGTGAAGTTCGTTAAGTGTTTTGTCGCCCCAAGTTAGTGCATTGACTACTTTTGAAAGGTCTTTTAATTCCTCTTGGTTGAACTCGAAAGTTCCGTTATTAATTAAACTTGCCATATTATCTTTTTTTGTTTTTTGCTTTTAATACTAATTCTTTGTAAATACTTCCTGTTTCTTCTTCTTCAGGTTTTGCAACTGCAACTGGTTTAAAAGAAGATTTAATTTCGCTTCTTAATTTAGCCACTACGCTTGAAACTTCGCTCAATGCTGTTTCTTTTGTTGAAATTTCCGCTTTTGCATCTGCTAATTGTTGCTCTAATTCTGCAATTTTTTTCGCTTGTTCGTCTTCAGTAGCTTCAACAATTTCTGTTAAAACACCTCCAGCAAAAACATACGTTTGACCATCAGGCATTAAGAATTCTCCCTCTGCTGGCTTGCCATCTACATTTGCCATTGATTCTCCAACAACAGGCATTTCGCCCTCTGCTACATCTACGAAATCAATCTCAACACCATTTGCATCTTGCAAAATAATGTTTTTAATCTTCAAGTCCACCTTTGCGAAAATTGCATCTACTTTTTCAAATAGTTTGGCGAACAATCCTTTTTGTTCTTCATTCATTTTATTTATTGGTTTAAAATTAAAAGTTGCTTTTGCTAATATTGGTGCATCATTAGCAATTGAGGTTGTAAAGTTTAAATCTTTTGCTAGTTTAGGAGTTAACCAAGTTTCATAATTCAAAAGAGGTCGAATAGCATCTGCATTTAATCCTGTTTTTTCAGTATAAAAATCGATTAACTTTTTTTCGTATTTTTTAAGCATTACATTGTAATCTTCAATTTCTTGAGAAGTTCCTGAAACCGAACCCCACGGCATATGTATCATAAATTCTGTACCTACTTCCATTTCACGAGTGTCGC